TGTAAAAGGTCTTATTGATGAAGGTGCTCAATTGGGAGTATCTAGTCGAGGTATGGGTTCCTTGGTAACTAAGAACGGCGCAAATTATGTAGGTAGAGATTTTTATTTAGCTACAGCTGCTGATATTGTTGCTGACCCCTCAGCTCCAGATGCTTTCGTAGAAGGCATTATGGAACAAAAAGAGTGGATATGGGACAATGGCGTTCTTATTGAAAAAGATATTAATGAGTGGAAACAACAGATTGCGAAAGCAAAGAGAGAGGCTTTAGCAGAAGCTAAGTCTAAAGTATTCAAATCCTTTCTTCAAAATCTATAATCTTATAAATATCTATAATTAAGAGAAAAAAATAACTAGTTATTTTAATTAAAGGAGATTTCTCAATGGCCGATACAGAAGCTAAAAATTTAGAGGCGTTAGAAGCTGAAGCAGTAGCGGAAGCTACAGTTGCAGATGCTCCTAAAAAGAATGCTGTAGCGGCTGAGCCAACTCACCTGTCGAATGAGGCAGAAGATTTAGGTCCAGCTGTGGTAAAACCAACAGACAGCAATCCTGACGCAACTAAAAAAGTTAAGGAAGTTTCTGGTCAAGCTCCTCAGAAAAGCCAAGGCGCAGCTGATCCTATGCCGAAGTTGAAAGAGGAAGAAGACAAAGAAACAGAACAATCGGGAGAAGTCGTACAAGAAGGCGAAATGCCAGACGGTCTAAAAAAATACTTAGACAAGAAAGCAGATAAAAAAGACGGAGACAAAGAAGAAGGTTATGACAAGAAAATGAAAAAAGAAGAACTTGATGTAACTGAACATGTTGATGCTTTAATCGCCGGAGAGTCAGACTTATCCGAAGAATTTAAAAATAAAGCTGCTACTATCTTTGAATCAGCAATCAAATCTAAAGTTAGAGAGATTGAAGAACACTTAGAAGTAGAGTACAACAACAAATTTGAGCAAGAAACTGCTAAGCATAAAGAAGAGTTAACTGAAAAAGTTGACAGCTATCTATCTTATGTTGTCGAAGAGTGGATGAAAGAAAATGAAATCGCACTTGAAAGAGGCATCAAAGGTGAAATCGCTGAAGACTTTATTTCAGGATTAAAGAAACTTTTTGCTGAGCATTACATTGATGTTCCTGATGAAAAGTACAATGTTTTAGAAGAACAAGCTTCTAAAATTGAAGACTTAGAAAAGAAACTCAATGAGCAAATTGAAAAAAATGTTGAGTTAAACAAGGACAATACAGTTAAGACAAGAAAAGAAATCATGTCTGAAGTTGCTAGTGACCTTGCTGACACAGCAAAAGAAAAATTTGCTAAGCTTGCCGAAGAAATTGATTACTCAGACGCTGAATCTTTTAAAGCAAAATGTGAAACTATTAAAGAATCATATTTTGGTAAGAAAGAAGAAGTGAAAGAGGATTTACATGATGTGGCGGCTGGTGAATCTTCAAATAATGAAGATTTATCAAATGCAATGGCTGCTTACACCGCCGCTATTAGCAAAACAAAAGACATTAAACTGTCTAACAGGTAATAAGTAAGGGAGAAATATTAAAATGTACTTATCCGAAACACACGAGAAAAAATGGCAGCCTGTCTTAGAACATCCTGATTTACCAGAAATCAAGGACTCTTACAGACGAGCCGTTACATCTGTCATCTTAGAAAACCAAGAAAGAGCATCTAAAGAAGATGCAGCTTTCTTAAGCGAGGCAGCTCCAACTAACGCAACTGGTTCATCAATTGCGAATTGGGATCCAATCCTAATTTCATTAGTTAGAAGAGCAATGCCAAACTTAATTGCATACGATATCGCTGGCGTTCAGCCAATGACTGGTCCAACTGGACTTATCTTTGCAATGAGAAGCAGATATACTTCACAAACTGGTGCTGAGGCAATGTTTGATGAAGCTGATACAGACTTCAGTGGTAGAAATGCTGCTGGTTCATCTGTTGATGGCTATTCATCTACAGCTCACTCTGGTTCACCTAACAACAACCCGGCTGCACTAAATGACAGTCCATCTGCTGGTACTTACACAAAAGGTACAGCAATGACTACAGCAGCTGCTGAAGCTCTAGGAGATGCATCTGGTAATGCATTTGCTGAAATGGCATTCTCAATTGAGAAATCAACTGTGACTGCTAAGTCAAGAGCTCTTAAAGCAGAATACACTATGGAACTTGCACAAGACCTTAAAGCAATCCACGGTTTAGACGCAGAAACAGAATTAGCAAATATTCTATCTGCTGAAATTCTTGCTGAAATCAATAGAGAAGTTGTTAGAACAATCTACATCAATGCAGAAAAAGGTGCTCAAACTGGTAATGTTACAACTGCTGGTATCTTTGACTTAGACACAGACTCAAACGGTCGATGGTCAGTTGAAAGATTCAAAGGTTTAATGTTCCAATTAGAGAGAGATGCTAACAGAATTGCACAAAGAACACGAAGAGGAAAAGGTAACATGATTATCTGTTCTTCAGATGTTGCAAGTGCTCTTCAAATGGCTGGTGTATTAGATTACACTCCTGCATTAAACAACAATCTTAATGTTGACGACACTGGTAATACTTTTGCTGGTGTATTAAACGGCAGATACAAAGTGTACATTGACCCGTACTCAGCAAACTCATCAGCATCACAATACTATGTTGTGGGTTACAAAGGTACTTCACCTTATGACGCTGGTATGTTCTACTGTCCATATGTTCCACTACAAATGGTGAGAGCAGTTGGTCAGGACACTTTCCAACCAAAAATTGGCTTCAAAACTAGATATGGTCTTGTTGCTAACCCATTTGCTGAAACAGGTGCCGCTTCAGGTGCTGTTTCTCCAGTAAATGACGCTGGTTCTGCTAACTCAAACAGATACTACCAAAGAGTTAAAGTAACTAACTTAATGTAATATCTTGTAGAGTTATCTACAACATCCAAAGGGGGCGAGAAATTGCCCCCTTTTTTTTGGCCTTTTTCCTGGTGGATAAATATCCATATGAAAAAGATTTTAATTCAGTATCTATGGTTATTCTCTATAACCCTATTATTATTAATAGGTGGTATTGCTTTTCATAAAATTAGTTTATCAGAACAAGATATTATTACAAAAGAGTGGATAGAGATTGATAAAGAATTACAAAAGGAGAGAATAAAAAATGACAACAACTAATTCATACAGTAGGCAACCTACTAAGTTTGACTACGCCTCTCCAACACAATTTAAATTTAGTATTATTAAACTACCTAAAGTAGAATACTTTTGTACAGCAGTTAATGTTCCTGCTGTTGCGATTGCATCTAAAGTTATGCAAACACCATTAGCAGATATACCTTTGCCTGGTGAAAAGATTAATTTTAGTAGTTTAGAAATGACATTTTTAGTAGATGAAAACTTAGATAACTATGCCGAGATACACGGCTGGTTAATGGGTATAGGTTTTCCAAGAGACCGTCAACAAGCAAGAGATTTACTAGGCGCTGGTGCAGATAGATTTCCCAAATCATCTGGTACTGATTTAACAACAGATGCTGGTAAAGTTAAGTACGGACCTATACCAATAGGTGGTATGTTCTCAGACGCAACATTGACAATCTTATCTAGTAAAAACAGACCTGTAAAAGAAGTAAGGTTTTCAGATGTAATTCCAACTGCTTTATCAGGTCTATCTTATAGTCAACAAGCTGATGATATTGATTACTTACAGGCAACAGTATCTTTTGACTATAAAATCTATGAGTTTGCTTCAGTAGGTGCATCATCAACTACTACAGTAACCTCTTAAAAGCTTTACATTTTTATATTATTATGATAGAATGGGTACATTATGGATTTAGAAAAACTACAAGAATTAGCTGATAAAGACTTGAAGATTAATGATGTTGAATTAGACCTTGAATCTTTAAAAACTCCTCAGTTACACAACAAATATATGAAACACTTAACTAAGTTTAAACTTATGTTGAGTAGAGCCGAAGGTGATTTGTTTGATACAAAAAGAAAACTTTGGGAATACTATACTGGTAAGGCAGATGCCTCAGTGTATGCACAGAAACCTTTTAACTTTAAATTACTTAGACAAGATGTCGACCAATACATTTATTCAGATGAAGAATATATTAAGGCAAAACAAAAGGTTGACTATTTAAATACAGTAGTAGATTTCTTAGATAGAACAATTAAACAAATAAACAATAGAACATTTACTATTAAAAATGCAATTGATTGGCGTAAGTTTACTAGTGGTGCTATTTAATGAAACACGATAAGTTATTTTCAACACATATTTTTTTAATTGATAATGTTATACCTGAAAAGGATATATTAGATATTAGAAAACATATTATATCAACATATAACAGTGATACTAAAAATTGGCAAAGTATTGCTGACTTACATAAAATGATTATTTACGATACTCTTACAGATAAAATACTAGAGTATTCTAAAAATGTTTTTGATAAGTTAGAATTAAAATATGATAGTTTTAAGATTACTGATATGTGGTCAAATGTTTTAAAACCTGGTGAAACACATAGACCTCACACACATTCAAATAATATGTTAAGTGGTGTTTATTATGTTGATGCTGTTGAAGCCTCTGGAATTATATTTACAGACCCTAGGCCACAAGCTGGTGTTATACAACCAGATGTAAACAAACAAATTTTAGATAATGCAAGTATAGTTAAATATGACTCTGCAACAAACAGAATGATATTATTTCCGTCTTGGTTGCAACATTATGTTCCCGTAAATGAAACTAATAAAAATAGAATTAGTATTGCCTTTAACATTATGTTTAAAGGTTTAGTTGGTTCATCTACAGAATATCAGTCTGCTGAGTTTTAAAATGAGATACATCACTATTGAAAAAAAGAATGATGTACACTTGCATATTGATGCTGAAGATGATGTGAGAAGAGAACTAGGTCAATTCTTTACATTTGAAGTACCTGGTTTTAAGTTTATGCCTCAATACCGAAGTAGAGTATGGGACGGCAAGATTAGATTATTCTCATATCAAACAGGCCAAATTTATGTGGGATTATACCCATATATTTTACAATGGTGTAAAGATAATAATGTACAAGTGGTTGACGGTACTAAAATAGAAGACACCAAAGTAGATGAAAAGAAAGTCGACCAGTTTATTAAAGCTCTAAATATTCCATTAGAAGTTAGAGATTATCAAAAGGAGGCGTTTATATATGCTGTTAGAAAAAATAGGACTTTACTACTATCACCCACAGCTAGTGGAAAATCTCTTATTGTCTATCTTCTTGTTAGGTTTAACATTCTCAGGTTAAAAGAAAAGAAGAAACAAATATTAATTATTGTTCCAACTACATCACTGGTTGAACAATTATTTAAAGACTTTAAAGATTATGGTTGGTCACCTGAAAGAAATGTACATAGAATATATCAAGGACATTCAAAAGATTCAAATAAACCTGTAATTATATCTACTTGGCAATCTGTTTATAATCAACCAAAGAAATGGTTTAAAAACTTTGAAATGATTATAGGTGATGAAGCACACTTGTTTAAGGCCGTTTCATTAACTAAAATACTATCTAAACTTGAAAAATGTCCATATAGAATTGGTCTTACAGGTACATTAGATGGTACTAAAACTCATAAATTAGTATTAGAAGGTCTTTTTGGTACTGTAAATAAAGTTGTATCTACTGTAGAACTACAAGAAAAGAAACAGTTGGCCGATTTAAAGATTATGTGTTTAATATTAAAACACGGTGCT